CATGTCTGCTACCATAGGAGCAAGAGCTTCTGAGAGGTCTTGCCCGAAGCCCATCTCCACACCGTAGATGTTTGCTAATTCTCTATTAAGATTAATTTGTTTAGCATTCTCCACAATACCCTCGCGACCCCAGTCAGTGTCAAGAAGAGCACCAGCACCATAGAATAAACCCGTGACACTATGCCACGCGCTCATACCAAACCCACGCCACTTAACACTTACGTCATTATCACGAATAAAATTTTCTAAGATCTCATGGTTATCTAAACCCTGCTGCTTACCCTCTGCTTTAGCTGATTGCCAGTCATCACCCATTGTTTCTGCAAGGACTTCATCAGTGCTTGAGAAATTGCTTTCTAGATTTGCTACACGCTTAACATCTTCAACCTCAATGTCTCGATCAGATAGACCAAATTCTGACAAGGCTGTTCTAAATTCAACGGGTTTAACATTAAGTGCATTATGGACTAATACCCCATAATATTTTGTCCTGCGAATATTGCTTGCTAGGTCATCTTCGTCAAACTCTCGGCCATCATAACCAAAAGCAGAGTCTTGAATACCGTCAGCATTAATCTTCTCAATGTAACTTTCAACGGCCTGTTCAAATACAGGCCCAGATCTTTGTGTTATCTTTGAAAGCTGATCAAGGACTTGCTTTTTAACCACCTCATTTTTTTCTAATGCAAGGTCTTGCTGACTCTCAAATAGTTTTTGAGCCCTTAGAAGTTCTTCTTCATCTTCGTCAAACGTAAGAAAGTTAAATCCAATACGTGCATTACGTAGGGCATCTCCTAACAGATCCTGTCCGCTATACACAGTGTTAGCCCAAAAACCATATTCATCCTTCTTTCTTTTCGCTAGAGCTAGGCCCGTCATCTTCCCCCTCAAGTCTAGGAAATCTCTACCGTCACCTTCGTTAATGATGGCATTAATTTCTTGTAGTGCCGCATTACCTTCAGCTAATTCATGCTTAGGAATATCCCCATACACACCACCCGCAGGCTCTTGTAATTTTTTTAACGCAAGAAAGTCCGAGGCTTTCACCCCGTATTTTTTGGAATTAGCTACAATGTTTTCAAAAGTATCGCCATCCTTTAGACGACCACCTACGAAAATTCTACTCCCATCTTCATCGAAATAAACACCAGCATCAATTTGTCCTGTCCCGTATAAGTTCGTGACAAAGTTTTTTCTAGCCTTCTTTACTTCCTTAGTAATATCATCAAGGTCATCAACGCTAAAACCTTCTGGTATTTGGTTCTCATAAACAGCGTTGTTAAAATCATTAATGTCAGCGAATCTTTCCTCGCTCATCTCCATCGCCTCTGGATCAAAGTTGTCGCTTAAAAACTTAAGATCATCCCCTAGAGAATTTTTGTTTTGTATCCCAACTAGTTTTTTTTGAATCTCTTCAGCATTATCTTGATTAAGAATTCCCTTGCCTACTAAAACAGAAGCTAAAGTGGACTGGATCCCTTGTTCAATTTCTTCATCATACTTCCCTAAGGCTGTAAATTCTTCTCGTTGATTATCAAAATAATTAGACCAAGATTCTACTGGGTCGTTATATTTATTATCGGGGTTTGCGGACCATACAGAGTATGGCGTTATGTCTATTTCGTTCATTGTGCTTGAGTCTGACTTAGCAGAAGCTTGATTGTTTATATAGGGCCTTTATCCCATCGCTTTTTTGAGGATCAGTTTTTCTGCTTCCGTCATTTCTTTGGGCTTTTCATTTTTAAATGCCCTGATCTGCCGTCTAATTTCTTGCTGTTGCTCTAAGAAAGATTGTTTTTCCTCAACTTTTTCCATGTCCAGCCTATATTGCTTACCATTAAACTCATAGATTTTACGAGCAACGAATTCTAAAAATACGTTTTGTTGCTCCTTTCTGTTTTTTGCTGGGAACGCTTTCTTTCTAGCCCCCTCCTTTCGCGCAGGGCCTTGCTCAGCGGCCATCTTGGCCAAATACGCGTCACCGGCTTCATCAATATTTGACGCGTATATTGCCAACGCGTCATCAAGATCACGGGTTGCGGCCTCAAAATTTTCGTCATTCCTTTCACGACGTTCTTCGTCTGCGTCACTCTGAGCTTTAAGCCGAGCAGCCTCAACTCTAACCTCATCCCGTTGTTTCTGAAGATCCACAGTAGCACGGCCTTCTGCGGCCATTATGTTAGTAAGGTTTCTGAAATAAACTCCCTCGGCTTCTTCTCGGTCGGAGGTATTATTCAATACTTCTTGAGCTCTTTTGAAATAGTCTTGCCCTTCAGGAGTTCTAATTGAGCTGGCGGCAGTTAATGTATATTGTCTTATGTTACGCTCGCGGGCTTCTTCCCGCCGTAGTTTCGTTTCGGCCTCTGCTTTTTCTTGTTGTTCTTTCTGCGATTTAAAACGAAGAGTATCCAAAGCACTTCTACCTATGCTTGGATAAGCCGCATTCAACTGTGGATTCTTAAGGAGAAACGTATTAACTGATGTGATTTTTTCCTCCGTCGATAAAGAGTTATTATCTAGCACCTCAGGCAGTTTCCAAGTAGCATCACGTAAAGCTTCTCGTGCCTTGTCTTGCTCCTCTATCTGAGTCTTAGCTGCTTTAAAGTTTTGTTTCGCTGTTTTATAAGCAAGATCTTCACTACGCTCTTTCCGTTCAATAGCCCGATTCCTATCTAATACATCTAGCTGTGGCGTTATTTTTTGAGCCCTTCTTGCTTGTATGAATTCAAACTCAGATGGCTTAAGTAAACCAAAAGAATTTTTAAGTCCGGCAATATCTTTTGAATAATCAAGTTCAGACATATTAAATAAAATTTAACGCTATTCTCCTTTAAATTGTTCCCGCACTCTTCTTTTGGCGGCTGCGGCATTCGCGGCAGCAATTGTTTGAGCTTCACGATCTTGTGCCTCCATAGCTTTTTTCATAAGGGTAGAGCGGGTTGTCGGAGCTTTAGCTGCAAGACCGACTCCACCCCTGACGATGTCACTAGCAACGTCACCATAGCCACGTTTTCTTACCACATCGGCTGTCCTCATGGCCCGCCTCAGCCCACGGCGGGGTGAGTAAACTTCCTTACTCTCACCTAGTTTACCTACCTGTAATTTTGAAGGTGAGTTACGAACGACAGGCTTATTAAAAAACTTTTGGCGATCTTTAGACAACGCTTGATATTTAAAATCAGAAGCCCTCTCGTCGCGCTTAGCGGTTTCTCGCTGAGCATTGTCCATAGCGTAAAAGTTTTTATCCCCCACCTTATTTCGGAGACGGGCATAATCGTATGACTCTTGTGCGTATGGGCTTTGGTTCATGGTGGGCTTCAACCCATCACCACGCCCGATCTTGGGCACATTCAAAGATCTGTCACTATTCAAAGCACCCCGAGTAGATGTAACACCTGTGCCCTGTGTCCCTAGTCCAAGCTTCGGTGAATCACTTCCCGGCAAGCGGGGCAACTTTTGTTCCTCGGCAGCAAGATCTTCAGACGTGGGCATTTGGAAGAGTTTCATATATTCCTTAGGAATACCTATTTTTGCGAGGATCTTTCTCCTTTGTTCAGCTTTCTGTTTCTCCGACATCTGCGACATACTTTAGATTTTATCTCTTTACGGCTACAATGTCAATCGAGTAGCGTAGTCTCGGAATTGTTTAGAGCTCCTTGTAAAGATTTAATTGTAGTTCTTTTTGGAACAAACCCATTCTCTGATTTTTCTGGGGGATCCACGGCCACTAAACCCAACCGCTGACGAGCACAATCCAAGGCTAGAAACGCGGCATCTGCAAGGTCAGGGCTCCTACCGAACCTTGCTTTGAACTCTGGTTTAGATTCGATCTTCATACGGAGAGTCCCGCTTTTAACCATATCATAATTCCTAGCAGTCATTTCTTGAGCCAGCTCAGAATCAATCCCAAATATTTGCTTTGTCCGCATCAGTTCTTTCCCCACGAACCACAACTCTGACACACGGTTGACATACAATTCTGTCCCTATTTTAGAACTGTTCGCACTAACGCGTTTATCACTAGCTTTTCCACCAAAAGAAATACGCATAAATTTGTTTGACCACTCGCCTGCCAGCACATCACAGAATGGAGCACCCGCACCTGTGGCATCGACACTTAAATTCTCAGGCAACACGCCGTGCTTTTTACATTCTTTCTGGACCTGCTCAACGATTTGGTAGGTTCGTGGAACAGCCTTGTTTGTGGCATCGTCATTTAAATGAATTATTTTTCCGAACTCTATAACATACTGACCAGTAGTGTCATACCCACATCTCGCTAACGCCAAGCACGTGCGATCACCCCCATTGGTGAAGCTGGGGTCGAGGCCCGCTAACATTACCGGATTTCCTTGCCAGTTTACTTTTCCCAAAGAACCAGAAGACGTGAGTTCGTTCTCCGAATAAATGCCCGTGGTCTCATCACTGTCAAAGAACACCGCTCGGACCATTCGCATATACCCCCTACTCTCAACACCCAACAATGCTTTGTCTTCGTCAAGTTTTTCTTGGGTCGGGAGCCATGGATAGATCACTTCTCCAGCTAAAATATTGGGAGACCGTTCACCATCTAAGCGGATATATTTTCCATTCCATTTCGTTTCCCACTCATCTTCGGTATTAGCGTCAATAGAATCCCAACCATTTTTAGGTGTAGCCCATTCGCCAAAAGCATCAAATCGGCTGTTTGGGTTACTCATCCCAACCATTTGAAAATACGGGTTTTTTGATAAGTTACTGAGACCCGCGTTTAAGATGGCTGATGAGAGCTCCGAGAGCTCGTCCGCTAAAAGTAGCACCCTGCGTTGTTTTATCCCAATGAATTTTCCGATTGCTTCTTTTGTCTTAGACTTCTCCGCAGCGATCAAAGATAACCCTGCTCGTTCGATCAGTGTTCCCTTCTCATTGATGTAGGAGGCATTGCCTATTGAATCCCGAATCTTGATTGGTGCTCCGTCAATCACGGATAGCAAAGACATGACTGAACCCCAAATCCTCTTTCGTGCCTCCCGCAACGTGGTTGATGTCATGAGAACCAGTGTGTCAGCAGGCTGACTCAACCAATTAATTATCCCCCACGCAGCCATTGTATGGGATTTACCAGAGGACGCGGATCCACCTACAGCCAGATATCTATTTTCTATGGCTTCACGAATCATATACGTGGCCCATGGATGGCGAATCATTAAAGGCTCCGGCAAATCTTCGTGGTTCCACAGTTCATCACAACACCTCCAGAAATAATATTCTTTAGCTGCAGCAGATTCATGGTTTGCAAAACCAAACAGTAAGGCAGTTATAGTATTAGTCGGAGGAATTTGAAAACCCCCCACGTCCATCTTCTTTGTTTTAGGATCCACTCTAGGCTCCAGTAACTGCTTGCGCCTTTGATCGTTTAAAGCCATAATTCTTGGACACAATAGGATGAGTTTCAATTCAAATCAAGACATACAGGAGCGAGCTGTAGAACTCTACAATTTAGATTGGAAGAATACTGCCATCGCTAAAGAACTTGATGTCCACCCCGCGACTGTTCGCAGGTGGTTTAAAAAACGTGGCATACCTGCAAGGAAACAAGGTTTAGTTGCACCCGAAAAGGTTGAGGAATCAGGAGACAAGTTAGCGAAAGACATTGATAACAACCTCAACAACATGACAGATGAGGCAATCTTGCGAGCTAAACATGATGCTCGCGTAGAAGAAGATGAATCAATGTTAGAGATTGCTGAATCTCAAAGTAGTCCGGCTGAAAAATATCAGCATTATATTGCGGCGGCGGGGATTAAATTACTACGCGATAGTATGAAAAATCTTAAAGGTCCAAAGTCCGTAAGAGAGTTATCCGAATTAGATCAATTAATTAGAAGAAATTTAGGGCTTAATTCTAAGACAGGTGGTGGCGGTAGTAGGATGCAAATTGATATTTCCATCCTCAACAACAAGAAAGCAGACAGAGGTTCTGGAACTATCATAGATGTTGAACCAAATGATCAATGATTTTAACAACTACTCTGGTGAGTATGATCCTAAAAAAGATCCTTACCGTGATCGATTAAAAAGTAAAACGGATTTTGAATTCTCAAGCGAGCCAATTACCAATGACTGTTTCGCAGAAGTAATATTCTTCAGCATGTTTGAAAGTGCTCTAGTTGGTGTAATTGAACACGCTAACGGGGATCCGGCTGCTTGTTATTCTCAATCTGTGGTGCTTGAAATTTTAAAGGAAGAGCAAGGTTTATCTGAAGAAGGTGCCCGAATGGCTATTAATCAACTTATCGAAACAGATCTGGGGCCTTCGTCCCCTTGTTTTCTAGACACGTCTATCATAGAGAAATGAATTTATTTAAAGACAGGCTCTTAATTAAGAATCCTAAAGTAATAATTAGGAAAGAAGATGCAGTAAAAAATGACTTTTACTTTGAAGTCAAAAAATTGCAGGGTCTTTTTTACCGTGTTAACCCTATCAATGGTAAGGAAGTATTTTTCTTACAAGCACTCCCAAAAAATGTATTCGTGTATGTTCCGGAAGAGGGCCATGGTTTAATTATTACATTAAATTTATTTTGATTGTTGGTGTTGATAACGGATTAGATGGGGGCTTGTGTGCTATATCAGATCATGACGGATCTGTAATAGACAAAATAGCGATGCCCACATTATGGGTGGCTAAAAAAAGAGAAGTAGACACGGCTCAAATAAAGAAGTGGCTGAACTTTTTAAACACACCATTTCTCCTAGCTGTGGAAGAACCATTGGCTCACGCTAAAAGTTCACAAGCCGTGAGATCCATGGCTTTAAGTTTTGGCAAAATTCTGGGGATGGCTGAAACGTCTACCTTCGACATTTCACGAGTAAGTGTCCACAAGTGGCAAAAAACTATTTTGGGGTTTGTTCCAAAGGGTATGACTAAACAAGCCGCCTTATACAAAGCTCAACAAATAGCTCCGGAAGAAAACTGGTTAAAGAATAAGAGGTGCCGTAAACCACATGACGGAATGATCGACGCCTTTCTAATCGCTAGATATATTTGGGAGGGAAAAAGATTGAAGAAAGTTCTTGAGTAACTTTTTAGGTCTGACATGGTCTGCCCATGCAACAACCTAACCACTCTGATCGGGGGCACGCCGAGTTTTCTCCTTCTTCTTTAAAATATTGTGCCGGATGCGCCGGATATACTGGCCGTAGCGGCACTAATGCCGCAGCCGAAATGGGCACTCGTATTCACGAGGCCATTGAAATCTTAGATCCATCCAACTTACAGTCGGATGAAGAGGTCAGCATATACAAAGAGATAGTTTCAGATCAAGAGGAATACCTCAAGAACTACAGAGAGAATAGGCGCGTCACAGCAGAACAGGCCGAGATTCAA